CTGCAACACGCTGATGACGAGCTAGTTGATAAGGTCAATCGCATTGAAGTCTTGGTGGCTGGCGAGTACGTTAAGCGTGAAGACTTCAGAGCCGATATGGATAGGATATTTGATAAGCTAGACATAATAGACAAGAAGCTAGACAGCAAGGCTGACAAATGATTGCAGAGCTTGCCGCGTTTAATGCTGCGTACTCAGTAGTTAAAGAGTTTGTAGCAAACGGTAAAGACTTAACCGACTGCTTTGGTTTTATAGGTCAGATGACGACCGCGAAAGAAGACCTAAAGCTAAGGCAAGCAAAGAACAACAGCTTTACTAGTGATGCTGAAGAGTTTGCAGCACTTGAGCAAATAAAACAAGCTGAAGATCAGTTAAGAGAGTTGATGCAGTATTACGGTCGTGCGGGTCTATGGGATGACTTTGTGAAGTTCCAAGCCGAAGCCAGAAAGGAACGACTGATAGAACGTAACGAGAGAATCAAGAAGATCAACCAACGATGGCAGTATGCAAGTATTATCGTTGCTGGCTGTCTTGGACTCATAGGTATGTACGCTATCTTTATGGTAGCTAGTGCAATGGCGGGAAGTTTTTATGCTACAAATTCTTGGTAAGATATTAGGCTCAGGTGATGTTGTTCAGAAGGGCTTACAGCTCATTGATGACATGCACACCTCAACCGAAGAAGAAATTCAGGCTAAGTCCAAAGCTAAGACAGACTTACTACAAGCCTACGCCCCGTTTAAAATCGCCCAGCGTTACTTGGCATTGATGTTTGCTGTTACTTTTCTAACAAGTTTTGTTTTAGTTCTAACAATGACTCTGCTCGGCGAAGGTGACATAGACGCAGTAAAGCAAGTTTTGGGTGACTTTTACATTGGCGAGATAATGCTGACGATTGTCTTCTTCTATTTCGGTGGTGGCGCTTTTGAAGGCGCGATGAAGAGCAGGGTTAAATGAACTACTTCTCTGATGACGAGCTTCGCTGTAAGTGTGGATGCAATGAGTTAATTTTTGATTCTGCCGTTAGGGTTGCTCTTAATACAATACGGATGGAGTATGGCAAGCCAATGGTAGTGACATCGGGTTACCGATGTCAAAATCATCCGATTGAAGCAAAAAAATCTAAACCCGGCGAGCATACTACTGGTATGTGTGTAGACATAGGCTGCTCTGGTTTTGATGCGGCAGTAATAACAAGTTTGGCGGTAAAATATGGCGCAACAAGAATAGGCTGGAACCAAAAAGGTAGCGGCAGGTTTGTCCACTTAGGATGGTCAACCGATTATCCCAAAGGAACGTGGACGTACTAGGAGATTTGAATGAGTAAAGGTGGAAGCAGAAGCTCAATGACCCAAACAGGCGGACAGTCTTCGTTTGGTGGACAGATGCCAATGCAACAGGGCTACCAGTCTCCGTTTGGCAACCAAAGTTACAGATCTCAACCTAGTCAGCCTACTTTTAATAATTACTCGTATCAGCAGCCGGGTCAGTTTGGCGGCCAAATAATGAACCAGTCTATGCGCTCACCCGGCAGCAAAGGAGGCTATCAGCCACCTATGCGCCAACAAATGCCGTCTCCGGGTGGTAAGGGTAGAAGTTACCAGCCTCCATCAATGCCTTCTGGATATGGTCAGTCAACATTTAACCCCGGCCAGTTTGGTGGTTACGGTCAGCCATCAAATATCTTTTCTTTTAGTAGCCCTCATTATCAGCCATATGTACCTCCAGTATATGAACCGCCACCACCTCCACCACCGCCACCATATAGGGGTGACGACCCAAGAGGATCTGGTGTAACAAGCTCACCGCCGTCTATCGGAAGCAAAGGGGGAACTCAGAGAACTATGCCGGATTATTCTTCATCAGGCGTTACTGGGTATCAGCCATCATTTGGTGGAAAGGGTGGCTATTACCAGAGCGCGGGACAATTAGCGCAACCTATTAATCTACCTGCTGTGCAACCACCTCCTGTCATGCCAAGTATGCCTCAAACAAAAATAATAGATCCTAGGGGAGCATTTACACCACCTACACAGCCACCAGCACCTGTTAACAACCAAACTCTTACACCTGTAATGCCTAAGCCTACAATGCCTTCTAGGGAGGTGCCTGTGTTTCCTTCAGTTGGTGGTATAGGCGGTGGTCAATCATTTGTTGGTGGATTTATACCAACAGGTCCAGAGCCAAGATTTAGAGTGTTAGCTACTAATGATATGCCGAGACCTATTTTTTCAGGCATGAACGCAGAACAAAAAGAGCAAGAAGAAAAATATCGCGCCGCGCAAGCTAAAAAACCAAGATATTTTGACAATGTAACAGGAAAACCCGTTACGCAATCCGAGTATGATGCTCTAGGTGGAAACAAACAACCAACCGGCGGTTACAGTTCATTACCTTTGAGCAATTTTTCTGGTGGCATTGGTTCTTTAATGGGACCATCGGGACTACCCGGGCGGTCAGAAAGCTTTACACCACCAATTCAAAATGAAACCGCCGCAAAAAACTTTTGGTCTCAGGCTCAAAAAGCTATGGATTCTGGAAGTTTAGCTGATGCAGATAGGTTTTTAAGGCAATACGAAAGTATTACTGGGACTAGAAATCCAATGTATGGACTAAGTGCTTTAGACCCATCAGGCTATCAGTCAGCAATAGCTAACAGATAATATTTTTTAAGAGGAATTCTTATTAATGCCATTAGCAAAAATTCAGTTTAATCCCGGAGTCAACAAAGATGGCACGGAATACACTGCTGGTGCTGGTTGGTTTGACTCTGATAAGATTCGCTTCAGACAAGGCCGCCCTGAAAAAATAGGCGGCTGGCAGAAATTTAACATTGATTTTTTTCTAGGAGTTTGTCGGTCGCTTCATGACTGGTCATCTTTAGAATCAATTAGCTACATAGGCCTAGGAACAAACCTTAAATTTTATGTTTCCGAGGGTTCTTCTTTTAATGATGTAACCCCCATACGCTCGACAACATCGGCAGGCGATGTAACATTCTCTGCAACCGATGGGTCATCGACTATCGTTGTATCTGACACAGCGCACGGTGCGGTAGTGGGTGACTTTGTTACTTTTTCTGCTGCGGTAACACTGGGCGGTAACATAACATCTACTGTTTTAAACCAAGAGTATCAAATTGTTTCTGTTCCCACTGTAGACAGCTATACCATTGTGGCAAAAGACACAGACGGGTCAGAGGTTTTTGCAAACTCAAGCGACACAAATAATGGCGGCGCTTCTACAGTTGGAGAATACCAAATCAATACAGGCTTAAATGCTTTTGTTGATGGAACTGGCTGGAGCGCTGGTGCGTGGGGCTTTAGTACATGGGGTAGCGCATCAGCAGTTTCTGCGGCAGGACAGCTTAGATTATATAGTCAAGATAACTTTGGTGAAGACTTAATTTTTAATCCCCGTGGTGGTGGTATTTACTATTGGGATGAATCAAGCGGAACAGGAACAAGGGCTGTTAATATTACGGATCTTGCTGGCGCTTCAAACGCTCCCACAGTTGCTCTTCAGGTTATGGTGTCCGATACCGATCAGCATGTAATTGCCTTTGGCTCCAACCCGATTGGTTCGTCAAACATAGATCCATTGTTTGTAAGGTTTTCCGATCAGCAGAACGCAGCAGATTGGACTCCAACAGCAACTAACACAGCTGGTGGTGTTAGAATTAACTCTGGCTCTCAGATAATTGGTGCCATTCAGGCAAGACAAGAAATACTAATCTGGACAGATGTTAGTTTGCACTCAATGAGATTTATTGGATCTCCGTTTGTTTTTGAGTTTACACGACTCAGTTCAGATGTATCAATGATATCGCCTAACGCGGCAGTGAATGCTCGTGGCTCGATATACTTTATGGATAAGGGCAACTTCTACGTTTACAACGGCTCTGTTCAACCACTGCCGTGCCCAGTAAAGGCGCATGTGTTTTCAAATCTAAACCAAGATCAAGCCTTTAAAGTTTTTGCTGCAGAAAACAATGCGTTTAATGAGGTCATTTGGTTTTATCCGGTTGGAGAAGGAAACACTGAGATCACTAACTATGTATCATACAACTATGCAGAGAATGTGTGGGCGGTTGGCACGTTATCTCGTGGTGCATGGCTTGGGTCTGGCACCAAAAAGCCAATTGCAACAACGGCGTTAGATGGTGGCAACAACTATCTCTACGAGCATGAGGTTGGCTTTGATGATGATGGTAATCCAATGACGGCATACATTGAGTCTGGTGATGTTGAGCTTGGAGATGGCGAGTTTCTTATGTACATGAACAGAATTATTCCTGACTTTGCATTTAGCGGTGATACCGGAAGTGCAGAGGCAGATTTAATTATAAAGGGGTCTAACTTCCCGTTAGAAACTCCGTCTACACTATCAACCTCTACGGTAACGCCAACATCAACGCAGTCTTTTGTTAGGAGTCGCGCTCGTCAAGCGGTGGTTCGCATAGAGAGCAATGGCTCAGGCTATGGCTGGAGATTGGGTGACTTAAGATTTGAAATGAAGCCGGACGGTAGAAGATGACAAGCAGACGTAACACACCAATGCCTTTAGCAAGGCAAGAGTATGAATATGAAAACGAAGCCATCTTCCGGCGGACACTAGAGTTTACCTTTCAGACCGTTGAAAACGACATTCAACTAGCAAAGACTCAGGGCGATAAGGATGGCTCGTTAGCAATGCGGCGATTCCAATTTTTATTAATGGGTGCCTCATGACAGATGCTATTAAAGTTTTAGGTCAGGTAGATGTAGACGCAACAACTACCACAGTTTTGTACACCACCCCGAACCTAACTCAGACAACCGTTAGCTCTCTTGTGGTTTGTAACAGGGGTGCAGCTGGTGGAACCTTTAGGGTGAGCATCCATGTTGACAATGAGTCAGCAGATGACAAGCAGTATTTATTTTATGATGAAGCGCTTGCAGCAAAGACAACAAGAACTGTAGTGATTGGCATCTGCTTAGGGCAGAATGACGTTATTAAAGTTTATGCAAGCTCAACAGACTTTTCGTTTAACCTCTTCGGAGTGGAGACAAGCTAATGATGTACCCAAACCAACAGCCGCCAATGCAAGGCATGGCAAATCAAATGGCCCAGCATGGACGCTATGGCGACAGCATGCTGGTACACATGAATCCGATAGAGGTACAAGGTCTTGCCTCGCTATCACCAACAGGTTCCCTCACTGTAAACCCTGTTACTGGACAGCCGGAAGCATTCCTTCCTTTCTTGGCTCCATTGCTTGGTAGCTTGGCTGGGTCAACCCTCCTAACAGGTGCCGGAGCTGGCGCTCTTGGCGGCTTGATTGGTGCCGGGGGTCTTAGCTCTGCGGCAGCTGGTGCTATAGGATCTGGACTTGCTACAGCGGCGAGCACTGGAGACCTAAAGCAGGGTATCCTTGCTGGTCTTACAGGGTATGGACTAGGAAGCGCATTAGGCGGCGCTGCTGATGCAATGAATCCACAGATCGCTGGCACAGAGCAGGCTCTTGCAGATGTAGGTAAAGAAGCTGCAACAGCAGCGACTGATCTAGCGAAATCTCAAGTAAATCTCGGTCAGACGGCAAGCCAAGCGATGCAAGGTACTCAGCCACTTTTTGGCCAAGGAAGCATTGATGCGGCAAGAGATATTGTCGGACAACAACAGGCAGGTCTTGCAAGTTTGCAGGGCCAGCAAGCAGGACTTCAGGGTCAGCTAGATGCAGCTCGGCAAGCAATGACTCCGATGGATAGACTGTCTGCTCCATTCCAGCAGCCCGGCGCTCTTGGTTCTGCAATGATGTCACCTAGCACTCTTGTTCCAATAGCATTGGGTGAGGGCAAAAGAGAAGAGCTTCGCATGCAAGATGAAATGGATGCAATGGGTCGGCAAGAAAAAAGAAAAAGACAAGAAGATTTAGAGCGGAGTCGCCAGCAAATGTTTGGGGGCTTTGGTCAGGTAAGTAAAGATTACGATTACTCAGGATACGAAGTTCCGATAAGTTATGCCAGAGCGGGCGGGATTACATCTGTTAACCCTCAAAATTACATGCAAAATCTGCAAGGTCTTCAGCGATTAGCTCGCGGTGGAGAGGTAAGTTATAGCCCAGTAATCAATCCTGCTGGAGCGGCACAAAGACAGGCTAACATTCGTGGATCTGAAGTCATATCTCCAGCAGAACTGCAAGGCTATCGACCCGGATTCAGCCCAGAGATTCAATACTTTAAACGACCAGAAACAACTGGCGCTCCTCAAGCTGGACAAGATGCTGTAATGGGTGGTGAGGGTGCAGGTCAGTTAAGTGAAAACCAGCGGCAGGCAATTAACATGGCCTTGTCTGGCAAGGGCGGTATGGGATTTGGTGGCCCTAACTTCGATGCAATGTCTTTTAACTACGGAGCAAACGAGCCTCTTAGCGGTATGAATGCAGGATCAGCATTCACTGCAGCGGGTATGGGTCAGCAGGGCATAGCCGATCTAAGCAGAAGACGATCATCAAATCCTCGAGGAGATGCTTACTCTCGATACACTCAGGAAATGCAAGAGGGTGGTGAAGTAGCTGTAGATATTGAGATGCAAGAACAAATGCCAGATGAATCTATGGCGGAAACAAGTGACGCAAACGGAGGTCGCTTAATTGAGCTGGCGGCTCTTGCATTGCTTGGACGTTTACCTGAAGAAGAGTCGAAGATTGTTATTGAGCAGTTTGTTATGGAGTTTGGAGAGGAAGCCCTCCAGATGTTGCGAGACAGGGTGTTAACAGATATGTCCCCTAATGCTCAAACTGAGGGTAAAATAGAAGGCAACGGCAAAGGGATGGATGATATGGTTCCCGGAATGATAGGCGATCAGCAGCCAGTAGCTGTAAGCCCCGGTGAGTTCATTGTCCCTGCTGATGTAGTATCAGGCCTTGGTGATGGTGACACAGATGCTGGAGCTAACGAGCTTGAGAGAATGATGGAGAAGGTTCGGCAAGAAAGAACCGGAACGGATCAGCAGCCTCGACCAGTTAACACTCAAAGGGTAATGCCAGCATGAGCCAGCCAGCAAGAAAGGAAAACGTAACCCGGATTAGGGACATCTCTAAAGAGCCAAGGGTTAAGCCTAAGTCTGCAAGAGGTCAATCGACACACACAATTGCTCTTGTCCCAGCTAACTTTATCAACTCGTTGTGGCCTGATGTTCGAGAAGAACTTATGCGGGCAGTGGATAGGTCGCATGGCAGGTGGACTATAGAGGCATTGTTTTCTTGTATTGCCAATGGGCAGCAGCATTTATGGGTGGCCTTTGATGCTGACAAAAATATCGATGGTGTAGGAACAACTGAGATTGTTGTATACCCGGGTAAAAGAATGCTTGCCGTTCAGTTTTTAGGTGGCAAGAATTTTAATGACTGGGTCTGGGATATGCTTGAAAAATTTAACGACTGGGGAAGAGACAACCGCTGCTATGGAATAGAGGCTACAGCAAGAATGGGCTTCTGGGAATGGCTTAAGCAGGACGACTTCCAAAGATCGTATGTCGTTTATGAAAAGAGGATTGACTAATGGGTGGCAAAAGTAGCGGTGGTGGCGGCGGAACACAGCAGGTAGAACAGACAACCAGTAATCTACCAGAATACGCTCGCCCGTATTTTGAAGAGCTGCTAGGAAGAACTGCATACGAGTCTACCAGACCTTATGAGGCATACCCCGGCCAGCGTATAGCTGACTTTACTCCGTATGAACAGATGGGCATGCAGGGTATGTATGACATGGCAGCTCAGGGAGCGCCAGTACAAGTTGGTATGGCATCAGACATTGCTGCACAGATTGGTTATCAGCCATCTAATATGGGAATGCAGATAGCCTCTGGGTTTCAGCCACAGCAAGTTCAGTCTTACTATACCCCGGGTCAATTTCAAACAGGGTTCCAAGCTGGGCAGATATCTCCTCAGTATCAGGCAAACCAGTATTACTCACAGCTAGGCGGAAGACAGTTTGACCCCGGTTACACTGCAGCGCCAACACAAGCTGTTGGTGATCTTGGCTCTGACTACATGTCTCAGTATCGATCACAGCTTGCAGCCCCATCGTATCAAGCGGGTGACCTTCAGCAAGGATATACTCCAGATCAGCTTGGAATGTCATACCGTGGCACAGAGTTCACCCCCGGATATCAAGCTGGTGCAAGAGACTCTCAATTCCAAATGGGCGATTACACATCTGGATATCAAGCTGGTCAGTTTGATCCGGGTTATGCAGCAGGTGATATAAGGCAAGGATACACAGCTGATGGCATTGAGTCTGGTTACAGAGCCGGAAAGTTTGATCCGGGTTATGTTGCACGAGAGCTTGGACAAGACTACACAGCTAGAGATTTAGAAAGCCAGTTTCAAGCCGGAACTTTAGCTGATGCAGAAACATTGCAGCAATACATGAATCCATATCAGCAGTTAGTGACTGATGTTCAAAAGAGAGAAGCGCAAAAACAATCTGACATTATGGGCAGTCAAATAGAGCAGCAAGCAACCCAAGCTGGTGGTCTTGGTGGCTATAGAGAAGCCATTATGCAAGCAGAGCGACAGCGTAATCTTGGTCAGCAGCTTCAAGATATACAGGCTACTGGAGATACGGCAGCCTACCAGCAGGCGCTTCAAGCGTTCGAGCAAGATCGTGCGGCAAGGGGTCAGGAAGAGCAGTTTCGACAGCAAGCCTTTGGCACAACAGAAGAAGCTCGGCAAGCGCAACAGCGCATGGCTATCGATTCGTTCCAAGCTGGCGAGCAGGCTCGTCAACAGGCAGCATCTTTTGGCATGACGGCACAACAGCAAGAAGATGCGGCAAGGCAAGCTCAAGAACAATTCATGCAGTCTGCTTTTGGTCAGACACAACAAGCCCGGCAACAACAGCAAGCACTTGAAATTGATACCTTCCAAGCTGGAGAGCAAGCAAGACAGCAAGCCGCTGCCTTAGGTTTGGATGCTCAAGGACAGGAAGAGGCGGCTCGTCAGGCGCAAGAGCAATTCCAACAACAAGCATACAGTCAGACATTGCAAGCACGAACAACCCAAGAGCAGTTTGGTCAGGGCGCGTTTGAGTTTGGCGAGCAGATGAAACAATTTGCTGCCAACATGGGCATGGATGCACAGCAAGCATCGGACGCTTCTCGTCAGGCACAAGAACAGTTTATGCAGACCTCTTACCAAATGAACCAAGCCAGTCAGCAGGCGGCGCAGGAACTTAACGCTCAGGCCTACAATGCTCGCGAGCAGGCAAGACAAGAGGCATCTCGTCAAGGGCTTAGTGCGGCAGAAGCAAACAACAGAGCAATGCAGGCTGAAGAGCAGTTCCGACAATCTGCTGACGCTCAGAACCTAGAGCGAAACTATCAGCAAGAAGTTATTCAGCAGAATGCGTTCCAGTTTGGAGAGCAAGCAAGACAAAGGGCAGCTGAGTTAGGACTTTCTGCTCAAGAGCAGGAGCAAAGAGCTGCAGAGGCGGCGGAGCAGTTTAGGCAGTCAGCGTTCCAGTCCAACGAGAGCGCTCGACAGCAACAAGAACAGTTACGCAATCAGACTTTCCAGATCCAAGAGCAAGCCAGACAGGAAGCATTAAGACTTGGACTTGATGAACGACAAGCAGAAGAGCTTGCCCGTCAGCGAGCCAACGAGTTCATGATGCAGTCGCAACAGTTTAATGTTGGCACCGCACAGGATCAGGCTCGGCTAATGCTTGAAGGCTTTGGCATGGATCAGGCTACACGAGCACAGCAGCTTGATTCAGCTAGACTGCTTGGACAGCTTGGTGGTCAAGAACAGCAGATGGCTATTGACCGATTGCTTAACCTACAGGCTGCTGGTCAGATACAGCGAGATCTTAGCCAGCGCGGCATGGACATGGGCTACGAGGATTTCTTGCGACAGCAAGCATTCCCAAGAGAGCAGCTTGGCTTCTTTAGCCAGATGCTTCGCGGTCTGCCAATCACTCCCGGGCAAACAACAACATCATTCGGAGCATCACCTAGCGCATATCAACAAGCACTTGGCGCTGGCATAGGTGGTGTGGGATTATATAGAGCATTAGGACAGGGTGGCTAATGAACATATTAGAAATTGAAGACATCATTAAAGGGTTGCCCGATCAGGCTTTGGTGCAAGAAGCTCAGGCACCGTCTGGCCAGATGCCACAGTTCCTTGTTGTTTCTGAGATACAGCGCAGAGCTGATATGCGTAAGCGGTTCCAGAATCAACAGCAAGAGATGCCACAGGGAACCATTGCACAGCAGATAGTTCAAGGTGGTATCGCGTCTATGGGTAACCAACAGCCGATACAGCCTATGCCCCCACAGGGAATGCCACAGCAAGGTATGCCCCCACAGGGAATGCCTCCTATGCCACAGCAGGGAATGCCCATGCAGCAGCAACCCCCTATGCCACCCCCTATGTCACCCCCTATGTCACCCCCTATGATGCCTCCCGCTCAAGGAATGGCGGGTGGTGGTGTAGTTAGAATGCAGAAAGGTCTTCAGACACCATACACTGGTGGCACAGAGGCGTATCAAAATCTTATTGACCAAGCATTGATGGCTGGCGGAACCTCTCGTGACATAGAGCCGTTAATTGTCGGCAACCCAGAAGCTCAAGCTGTTTACAACTCAATGCGTGGCCCTAATCCGCAGACAGCAAGCATTCCTTATGGTGAAGAGTTTGATGGGAGGAAGGCGGTTGTTGGCGGTTCGCCGGGCTATACTCCCTATTATCTTAGCAATAGTGATGAGGATAGAAGAAAAGCATTATTGGAAAATATAGAATACAACCAGAGACAGCAAGAAATAATTAGCGGAAGAAATCCTGAAGCAGATTACATTCCAGCTTATTTGTCTAACTTTGCATCTATGCCTGACACCCAAGGGGCAACAAGTGATTCAATTAGGAGTCAAAATCAAAGACAACAAAACAAACTTGAGCCAATAAGAAATCAAACGGATGGAAAATCTATATTTGACATTGAAAGATTGTCTCGCATGATGCAGATGAATTCTCCAAATTACAGCTTAGTTGGATCTGGACTTGGTTTTAACCCTCAAGAAAACTTGTCCAACAGAAACGAAAATGTACCTGCACAACAGGCTATATCGCCCAGCATTGGTTCGTCTGTGCTAAAGGATAAATTAGCTGAAGCTCTTACAAAAGAAAAGACAGATTTAGAGAAATTCTATGAGATGGGAGATGAGAACCGAATAAAGAACGAGCTAAGAAAACAGCAAACTAGTAGGAGTAGCATATTCCAAGGGACTGGCCGAATAAATTTATTTGAAGATAAGACAGGGTTGCCTCCTTACGATTTTATGGCTACCCCACCTGTAGACAAATCTATTTTTTATTCTCCATCATCAATCCCCCTCATGGAGAAATATGATAGTATGACAAACGATTTTCTTGCGCCATATTTAAGCGCCGGAAACGCAGTAACTGTTGATGCTGATAGGTATCCTGAAGTTTCTAAGAATCAAACCTCAGATCAAATAAGTGATGCACTGGAACCCGGATTAAATACTAAAAGCCCCGAAAAAACAGTCCAAGAAGACTTAAGTAAAACAGTCCAAGAAGACGTAAGTAAAGACCAAGACTACAGCTCTCTTATGGCGGCGCTTGATCAGTTTAAACCCGTTGATTACTCTGCGTTCAAACCAGATTATCTAAATCTAATCACAGAGCAAGAGCGCCGGGCACAGAAGATTAGAGACGATGCATCCAAGGACGCATCAGCTCAAGCGTTGATTCAGCTTGGTGCCGGACTGGCAGCTGGCGATATCTCTAAAGGACTATCTGCGGCAGGTCAATCTGTGGCAGACATCAAGCGTCAAGCTAGGGCCGAAGCAAGAGACGAAGAAGGATTTGCAAGACAGCTACGCCTAGCGCAAGATGAGGCTGGAATGCAGCTTGGTATTAAGGGTGCTGAAGCAGAAAGAGAGATGGCCAGATTCAAGGCTACATATGGTGTTAGCTTGAAGGAGCTTGAGAACACTATGACTCTGGCAAGAGAGCGGATAGACGCTGAAGCTGACACAGAAGCTGGCCGCATGCTTAGGGGAAGGCTGGAAGGCCTTAACAATTTAATTAAGAACCTTGTGAGCGACCCATTCGCAGGCGACATAGAGCAAAATAAAGCTGCAATTGCTCAAGCAGTCGCGGAGATGAAATCTTTGCTTGGGATCACAGACGAAAAAGAAGGTAAAGCACCACCGGGATCAGGCGGATTTAATTTAGTCAGCATAAAACCGGGTCAGTAATTATGCCTACAATTTATGAAGTCCAAGCACCGGATGGGCGCATTCTAGAAATAGAAGGCCCAGATGATGCCTCACAAGATCAGATAATGCTTGCGGCACAGGAGATTTATTCTGGACTGCCAGAGCTACCAGAAGAGAAACCTTTTGGTGTTGCGGAGTACGCACAGGCACCCCTTGAGAGTGTCAAGGCGATCACTCGCGGGCTTGGTGGCGCTCTTCTATCTTCTGCCGCTGGTCTTGCTGAACTGGCAGACATTGCCACAGACAGATTGGGCTTTGAAGATCTTATAGATAGCGGTGAAGAGAACGAGTTAATACGTCTTGCCGATGCCGGGCAGGAAGCGCTTCAAGAAAATCTGGGCGCATCAGATGCTTACAAGGATTTGTGGTTTACCAAATTTAATGAAGGTGTTGGCTCGGTAGGGGCGTTCTTTTTGCCTACCGGACTTATTGGTGCGGCTGGAAGGGCAGCAGGCTTGGCCGCAAAAACAACAACAGGCTTGCAGACAGCTGGTGCTATTACAGCTGGTGGCGGCATGATGGTAGATGATTCGGTTAATAGGGTTGCCGATGCAAGACTTAGAGGTATTGAAGTAACAAAAGACCAAGAGGATGCAGCTGCTGCTCTTAGTTTTTTGGTTGGTGGACTAGAGGCATTTACACCATTACAAGTTCTTAAAAAAATCAGAGGCCTAAAAGACCCAGAGCTGGCGAAGCAACAGTTTGACGCAATAAGAAGCGTTATAAAAACTGGTACTGGAGAAGGAATTCAAGAAGTTACCAGTGGACTCTTAATGGACGCTATCCAGTATGGTCTATACGATGAGAATGTTCCTTTTGGCGAAAGCATGTGGGATGACTTCACTATCGGCGCTGCGTCTGGTGCCCTTGTTGATGCCATCACCACTGGCATGTTTAACCGAAGATCTAGACTGTCTAGAGAGATAGAGCTTGATAGGGAGAAGCTCATCCGTGAAGAGGAAGAGCGCCAGAGAGAAGACTACTACAATAAGGTAGCTTTAGCAGAAGAGTCCCTAAAAGAAAGAGACGTACAAAGTCAGCTTGCTGCAATAGCGGCACAAGAAGACGCAGAACTTGCGGCAGCAGATGCTCTTAACTATCAAGTTGAGCAGAGCGAACAGGAAGCATTGCTTGGCCTGATAGCACCATATCAGCCTTCTCAAGAAGCTCTTCGCCAGCCTAAGGGTGATATAGAAGGCAGGGACATAGAGTCCACCGTCACCAAGCAGGGCCGAGAGTACGCTCGTCAGATTGCAAGAAACGCTTCCAAGAAGGCAGGACTATTCCCATCGACCGGGCGCTTTGAGATACGAGAAGAGCAAGGCGGACCAGATGGCACTGACTATGTTGTTTATAATACGGCAGACGGTAGACAGTATGGTCAGGCAACAAAAGACCTAGAGTTTGCCAAGCATTTTAGTCTCGGCCTAAACAACGAGATGATCAACAAGAGCGTGAACGAAAGCATCATTGATGCAATGGACATGTCTCCAGAGTCTTACGATCCAAAGACAGCAGAGTCAATCTTTATGATTGGTCAGCGTCTAAACAGACCTAAGAGTTACACCATCTCTGAGGCAACCCTTAATGAAGCGGCTGGCACTGTCGCATCAAAAGATAAACCCTTCCTAGAAAACCTTACCCTAGATCAAATCCACCAGATACAGTATGGCGTTCCTCCTTTTCAGGACGGCAAGAAGAAGCTGTATAAAGATCTTAAAAACCTTACCGCATCTCAGCAGATAAACTTTGAGAGAGCCAAGAAAGGCCTTCCTCCGCTAAGAGAGTTTACCCTGCAAGAAGCTAAAGACGCGCTTGGAAACAAGTACGATAAAGTGTTTGATGTGCTTCTTGATGTACAGCAACCAGACTTAGCTTCAATACGGCAAGAGTTTGGCGAGGCTGGCGTTAATGTTCAGGGCGGCAGACAGCGTTATCAGGATGAGATCAACACCCTGAAAGAGGTGAAGGACACCCTTGCCAGCAAGAACATTGTGTCTGACATTGGATCTAAAGAATTATCTTACGTCTTCAAGAAGATCACAGGCGAGTCAAGTGTTAGCAAGATGACTCCGTCACAGCGGATGTTCTTGGTTGGCGAGCTTAAGAGACTGCCAGCACTGGACAAGCCATCCAAGCTACCAGATCTATCACCCAAGCCTTACACTCGAGCAGACTTCAACAATGCCATGAACTATGTTATCTCAACTGGTGATGGCACCGTTGATAACATCAAGGCTGTTCTTCCAGAAGCTCTAAGCGAGAAGAGAAGATCTGTAGCGGCAAGCCAGATCAGAGCGGAACTTTTATCTCGTGGCGTTATCAATAAAGATAACACCGTATCAGAGTTGACGGCGCTTCCTGCACCAGAGCCTCGCAAGCCAACAGAGGTTACCGAGAGAGACTTTACGACAGAGCAATCTGTCGAGGCGCTAGACTTCCAGAAGAAGCTGTCTGAAAAGTTGAAAGGTTTTGGTCTTGACGATATACGGGTACGCATACTTGATCAGATGAAAACTGCTCCAGATGTTACCCGCGAAGGTAGAGTTGTTAGCCTGCGAGACAGGGGTGACTTCAGTGCCGCCGAGGGTCTGTTTGATACCGGATCAAGAACAATATTCTTAGGCCTTGATTCTGCCAGAGCAAGCGCTAGAGACCAAAGCCCAGAGGCTATTGACTTCGCGCTGTCCGAGGTTATGGATCATGAGATCGTTCATGCCCTGCGCAACCTAGATCTGTGGACACAGAAAGAGTGGTCTTTGCTAGAGAACGCAGCTAAAAAGTTTAAGATGCCCGGCACCAACAAGACGTTCTATCAAGATGCGGTAGAGCGATATGTTACCCAGCAGAGAGGGGGTCAAAAAAGAAGCCCGGTTCAGGCTATGGAAGAAGCTGTTGCCGAGTTGGTCAGGTACTCAAAGAAGGACAGAAAGATAATAGGCGGCAAGCCTAGAACTCTTATCGACAGAATCTTTGAATTCTTTAGACGGCTTGGTAGTGCAATGCAGGGCACTGGCTTCAACAGCATGAACGACTTGATCAACGACATCGAGTCAGGCGCTCTTGGTGCTCGTGAGCGCGGCGTTGTTAGAACCGCTAGAGGTATGGAGACTGCGAGACGGGCTGTGCCAGAGAGAGGCGTGGGTCTAGCGAGAGATGTTAAAACTGAATTCACCACCAGAACGGAAGTAACTGGCAGGGATGGTTCAAGCGCAACGACTACAGTGAC